GCCGAATTTGAAAAAATTATGGCTGGTGACGACGATGAGCCAGAAATGGACATGGACATGGACATGGACATGGACGACGAGCCAGAAATGGACATGGACGACGATGAAGCTGATGAAGAAGAAATGGAATCAGTTGAAGAAAACGAAATGGTACGTGAGTACACCGAAAAAGTTGCAGCACCATCAAATAGTGAAGAAGGTGACGGAAAAGCTGGACCAGTTGCAAAAAATGCAAAAGCTCCATCCGGCGCCAAAGCACACCCTGCACAAACTGGCGAAGAGTCAGGCGGATCTACTCCAAAGTATGATGATGCTAACATGACTACCGAACCAGACATGAAGAAAGTTTAAGGCCGGGCTTATGAACTTACTTAGAGAAACCCTTACGTTCGATCAAGCGGAAATCGTAACAGAGACTGCCAACGACGGCAAGGATCTCTATATGAAAGGCATTTGTATTCAGGGCGGGGTAGAAAACGCAAATAAGCGTATATACCCTGTTACTGAAATCTCCAATGCCGTCAAGCAACTCAATGATCAAGTTTCAAGTGGCAATAGTGTGCTAGGCGAAGTTGATCATCCAGATGATTTAAAAATTAATTTAGATCGGGTCAGCCATATGATAGAAAATATGTGGATGGATGGGCCTAACGGCTTTGGAAAATTAAAGATATTACCCACACCAATGGGCCAACTAGTTAAAACTATGTTGGAAAGTGGAGTTAAACTGGGCGTAAGTAGTAGAGGAAGTGGTGAAGTCAACGAATCCACTAGTCACGTTACAGGTTTCGAGATTGTCACAGTCGACATTGTGGCACAACCCAGTGCTCCAAATGCATATCCTAAAGCAATCTATGAAGGATTACTTAATATGCGTAATGGGCACACTGTATTTGAGATGGCCAAAGAAGCAAGTGGCAATCGTAAAGTACAGAAATACCTTAAGGACGAAGTTGTTCGTCTTATTAAGGACCTAAAGATCTAGGAGATTATAATGCTAGATGCTATCAAACCATTATTGGATAGCGACCTTATCAACGAAGAAACCCGTACTCAAATTGCTGAGGCATGGGAATCTAAGTTAACAGAAACTAAAGAGAAGGTCAGAGCAGAGCTCCGCGAGGAATTCGCTCAACGCTATGAGCATGATAAGAGTGTAATGGTTGAAGCCTTAGATCGTATGGTTACTGATAACTTAACAGCAGAGTTAACTGAATTTGCAGAAGAGAAAAAAGCACTTTCAGAAGATCGTGCCAAGTTTGTTGCTCGTATGCAAGAAACTAGTGGTACATTCGATAAGTTTCTAGTTGGACAGTTAGCTGAAGAAATTAATGAATTCAAAGCTGACCGCCAATTACAAAGCGAATATATGAGCAAAATTGAAGCCTTTATCGGTGAAGCTCTTGCTAAAGAAATTACTGAGTTCCAAGAAGATCGTAATGATGTTGTTGAAACAAAAGTACGCCTTGTTAAAGAAGCACGTAGTCAGTTTGACGAACTAAAGAAAAAGTTTGTACAAACTTCAGCTACGCTAGTTAAAGAATCAGTTTCTAACCATCTAAACGCCGAAATCACTCAACTACGTGAAGACATCGAATCAGCTAAAGCTAGTAGCTTTGGCCGTAAGATTTTCGAAGCATATGCTAGTGAATTTAGTGCAAGTCATCTTAATGAAAATCAAGAAATCAAAGACCTCCAACAGGCGGTTGCTGAGAAAGATGAAGCATTAATTAAAGCACAAGCAGAAGCTGCTGAAAAATCACACATTATTGAGAGCAAAGAAACAGAGATTGCAGCCATTAACGAAAGCGCAGAGCGCAAAGAGGCAATGGTAGATCTTTTAAAGCCACTCAATAAAGAAAAAGGCGCAGTAATGCGCGACCTTCTTGAAAGCGTTCAAACAAGCAAACTAAAGTCTGCTTATGATCGTTATCTTCCAGTTGTTCTAGACGGCAAAGCACCTAAACCACAAGCTGAAAAGCAAATGGTTAGTGAAAGTCGTGTAGCTGTTACTGGTAACAAAGAAGAAAAACAAGCAACACCTGCCGAAGCAGACAATAGTAATATCGTCGAACTCCGCAAGTTAGCTGGCTTGAAATAAAGTACTAGAGGAGACTATAAAATGTCAGACGTACTATTAGAAAGCCGTTGGGACGAAACTAAGGACGCTCTACTTGAGGGTCTAGACGGAACTCGTCGCGGCGCAATGTCAACTGTTCTCGAGAACACACGACGTTATCTCTCTGAAGCTGCATCAAGCGGTGCAACTGCTTCAGGCAACATGGCTACACTAAACAGAGTTATTTTACCTGTTATCCGACGTGTAATGCCAACAGTTATCGCCAACGAAATCGTTGGTGTTCAACCAATGCAGGGCCCAGTAGGTCAAATTCACACACTACGTGTTCGTTATGCAGACAGCGTAAACTCAACAGCGAGTTCACCTTTTGACACAGACACAACAGCTGGTGATGAAGCACTTAGCCCATTCAAAATTGCTACAGCATATTCCGGTTCTACAACAACTGGTAAAGCTGATAATACAGCAGCTAAAGAAGGTGGCGGCGGAAGCAAAATTTCCATCCAAATCCTCAAGCAGCCTGTAGAAGCAAAAACACGTAAGCTACAAGCTCGTTGGACTTTTGAAGCAGCCCAGGACGCACAGAGCATGCATGGTATCGACGTAGAAGCCGAAATCATGGCAGCACTTGCCCAGGAAATTACCGCTGAAATCGACCAAGAGGTTCTAGGTTCACTTCGCTCACTAGCAGCAACAGAAGAGACCTTTAACCAAGCAGCAGTTAGTGGTACAGCTACTTACGTTGGTGACGAGCATGCAGCTCTTGCAGTACTAATTAACCGTACAGCAAACAAGATTGCTCAGCGCACACGACGTGGTTCTGGTAACTGGGCCGTTGTTTCTCAAGAAGGCCTTACAGTTCTACAGAGTGCAAGCACTAGTGCTTTTGCTCGTACAACAGAAGGTACTTTTGAAGCACCAACAAACACTAAGTTCGTTGGTACACTAAACGGCGCAATGCGTATCTATGTAGACGGTTATGCAAATGACAGTCAAGCAGTTCTAGTTGGCTACAAAGGTGGAAGTGAAACCGATGCAGCAGCTTTCTACTGCCCATACATTCCACTAATGAGCAGTGGTACAGTACTAGATCCAGATACATTCGAGCCAGTAGTTAGCTTCATGACACGTTATGGTTATGTAGAGCTATCTAACACCGCATCATCACTCGGTAACGCCGGTGATTATCTTGGTGAGGTTGCAATGTCAAACATTAGCTTCAGCTAATAGTTGGATTATAGAACCAAACAGATTTGGGAGGCTTCGGCCTCCCATTTTTGTGATAAATACAATATCAGCTAAGACTGATTTATGCGGTATACCAACCGCGTAGTGGGATAGAACCCTCATAAGGAGAAACAAAATGGGAAGACCAATTAAAAGCGCAGAAACAGTAGGCGGAACATCAAAAGTAGCGGCTGCTAACACTGCATTACCAATCGGTTCAAGTGGCCTAAGTGGTAACCAGATGATTATGCAGGCATTTGTAACAAGTGGAAGTGCCAATGCTACTACTGAAATTATCCAAAAAGGTAACAAGAAGTTTCGTGTCACTACTTCAGACGGCACAGAAACTTGTGTATTGACCGCAGTAGTGCAAGGTTCATTAGCAGCAGCACAGTGTCAGATTACTGGTACAGATAGTGCAGGTGGTACTTACTTTGCAAGTCAAATTACAGGACGTCACTTTGTAGTTGGTGCTCTAGGCACAGGTTCACAATTTGCAGTAGGTGATAAAGCATTGCTTGTTGCATCAGGACCAGTGGAAAATGTAAGTTTATCCGTACCTAACGGTTAATACTTGACACTTGACATCATTAAAGGGTTATTGTTATAATAAACAGTAACCTTTTTTTGTGGAAAAAATGAAAGAATTTGCATTTATATTAGGAAATGGTAAAAGCAGACTTGTGTTTACGCCAGAAGACCTAAGTAAACACGGATCTGTATATGGATGTAATCGTATATACCAAGAACACGATGTAGATGTTCTTGTAAGTACTGACCCAGGAATGACACAGGAGATTATTTCTACTGGATATCCTGATAACAAGATACACTACACAAGAGAGAAAGAAATAGCTTTTGGCGGTACAAGCAAAGTACTAAATCCATTATGGTCTGGATTTAGCTCAGGGCCTAATGCACTAGCTCAAGCATGTCAAGATGGATTTCCCTACTGTTTTTTAATAGGCATGGACTTAATATCTGATACAAGCTATGTTAACAACTTGTATGCTGATACTAGAAATTATAAAGTTAGTACTGACAAACCTACATTTTCATTGAACTGGGAAAAGCAAGTGTTAGAAATACTACAGTATTATCCTAACACACGAGTTATACATGTAAACCCGCTATTACATTACACTCCAGCAGCATGGTTAGACTTATCAAACTGTGAAACAATGACAGTAGACCAGTTCAGGGCAATGATAAATAATTAAAATACGTATTTAGGTGTAAGAATGGCTAGAATTGAACGTGTAACTGGAAATTTAACTCTTGACCCCACTGGCGATTTGGTCGTTTTAAGTGATGTTAATATTACTGGCGACTTAACTGTCACTGGTGCAACAGCTACTATTACCACTACTAACACTGCTATTAAAGACAGACAGATTGTTTTAAATGATGGTGAGACAGGTACTGGAGTTACAGGAAGATATGCCGGTTTAGAAATTGAACGAGGCAGTACTGCTAATAGCTTATTTGTGTTTGATGAAAATGATGACAAATGGAAAGTAAGTACTGACGGCGGTTCAAGCTATAATAATCTTATGGTCACTAGTACATCTGGTTTAACACAAGTTGTAGACGATACATCACCACAACTTGGTGGAGACTTGGATGTGCAAGGTAATAATATTGTTACAGCTACTAGTAACGCAGATATTAACTTAATACCTAACGGCACTGGCAGAGTATCAGTAGAAGCTCCAGTAAAACTTAATGATCAATCAGTAGCACCAAGTTCAGTTGTTGGCGCAACATTAATGTATGCTGGAACACAAGGCGGTGGCGGGACTGGTATTTATTTTAACGATAGCGGCACAGTAGATGAGCTTGTGAGTAAAAGCAAAGCTATCGTTTACGGATTAATTTTTTAAAGGAATAAAAATATGGCAATATCGCAAGCAACATTAGGAACTGGTGCAACCACAATATTTACTTCAAGTGGAAGTAATGCAACCACTGCTATGTTTTTTATGAATGATAACGTATCAGCTAGGACACTTAATGTTCATGTTGTTCAAAGTGGCGGAACTGCAGGTACTACTAACCAAATCATCAAAGCAGTTAACATTGACGGTGGTGACACATACGTTATTAACACTGAGAAACTGGTACTAGGAAATGGTGATACTATACAAGCAAGTGCCAGTGCTGGATCTAGTATCTATGCTACAGTTAGTCATGTGAGTATCTAATGGCTGGATTTGTAAAAACAAAGAGTACTGCTGACGGTGGTTCTACATTAAAACAATCAGAGCAAGCTATTACGATTCCAACAGGCGGTACAGCAAATAGAACATCAGCACCAGTTGCTGGAGAATTTCGCTTCAACACAGATTTAAGCAAAATGGAATTTTATGACGGAGCAGCATTTAAAACTATTCCATTTCAAGGAACTTCAGCTATTACACAAGATTCATTTACTGGCGATGGTTCAACAGTAGCATTTACTATGAGTACAAGCGTAACAGGTAACCAAGAGCAACGTGTAGTTGTAGCAGTTGGTAATGTTTACCAAAATCCAGCAACTGCATATACTGTAGTTGGTACTACTATTACATTTACTAGTCCACCAGGAAGCAGTGAATCTATTGTTGTTATTCATGGTTTAGACAGCAACGCTGCAACAACTAGCGTACCTTAATACACATTTTCCCTAATGTATAAATAACTATAATACAAACCCTGGCACCTTGGATTGTAAATGGTGTACGCAAGATAGCGAAAGGAATCTAAATATGGCTATTAGTCGTATTGGCGGTAGAGCATTAAAAGCAAACTTAGAACGAGACTCCAATCTTGCGTTTAATACAACAACATTAGTAGTAGATTACACAAATGGAAGATTAGGTGTAGGTACTGCTTCTCCTTCCCAAACTATAGATATAACTGGTAGTGCTAATATTAGTACAGCATTAACTGTGGGCGGACTACAGCTTAAAGATAACAATATTACTACTACTCGTAGTAATGATAATTTAATTCTTGATGCAAGCGGTACAGGAAAAATTAAATTACTTGGTGATTTAGTTATTAATGATGGACTTGCCATCAGTGCTATTCTTGATGAAGATAGTTTTTCTACAAATAGTGCTACTGCATTGGCTACTCAACAAAGTATTAAAGCATATGTTGATGCAGCGGCCGCGCCAAATGGTATGCAAGTACAGTTAGGAACTTCTACTGATTCTAGTGTAGTAGATGGAGCAATACAAAGTCTAACTACGACAACATATGTTACAAATGCTATTGATGAATTAAATGAAGGACTAGAGAACGTCCGTGCTGATACTTTTGTTAAAAGTACAACATTTACGGCAAATACAACCTCAGGACCTGCTGGAACGGCAGTTACGTTAACAATTACAAGCGTTGGTAATCCAAACAGATATGATATCACTTGGGGTGATGGAAATTCTACATCAGGTACTACAGATAGTACCCCAACTCATACATATTCATCTAATAGTGGAAGTCCTTTTGATGTAACAGTAAGAGCATACAATAATGGAGGCAGTGGCACTGGTAGTGAAGCAAGTTTAACAAGAACAGATTATATAACAATCTATACTGCAACCCCCGTTGTGGGATTTGGTTTCTATAGAGCAAGCTCAGGTGGTAGTGTACTTTCAGGTAATGATATCTATGTTGTTGAAGGTAATAGTCTTTATATGGCAAACACAACAACAAACATTGGTGGAGCTACGGTAGACTATACTATGAATTGGGCTGATGGATCTAGCAATGATGCAATAGCTAATGATAGTGCAGCAGGTGGTACTGCCGGTGCAAGATTATCTCATTCTTGGGGAGCAGGTACAAATAGTGGTACTGGACGAGATACTACTACATTAACATTGAACAACCATAGCACTGCCGCTCCAGCTGATATTCCTGCTAATGGTACTGTATCATTAAAGGTTTATGATGATTTTCCTGCGGCCCCAAATAATTTAAGTTCAAAAACTATAGCAATGAATGCAACAACAGGAACGAGTCCAAAACTTTGTTCTGGTTTTACTGAAAACGTTGACGGTTCTCCAGATTATGAGGCAGGAGATACTGTTAACAGAATTACAACAGTTGATCCTGTTAGAACTGCATCACAATCGACTTTCTGTTACAATGCCGCCGCCGGTGTATTAACAGCATTAGTAAATGGAGTTGCCGACGGAGCCATTACCATGTCAGGTAGTGATAATAGCGGTACAACAACAAGTTTAACAATAGAATCAGAGAGTGATTATAATTTATTAGATGCAACTGGAGCAGCTACTTCTTTTGCGTCAAGCATTTATTATCCAGCTCTTTATTCTGGATTTAAGGCAATTATTAGTAAAGCAACTAGTGGAATTAGCGTAGGTGTAAACAGTTTTCAATTACAGTCTACATCACCATCTCTTGTAAGAACAAACGATTTAGAATTTGTTAAAGATGATGTAACAGCAACACCAACAATTTCAGGTGCAGGAACATTAGCAGAAGGAACAGCAGGAACTAAACTATACATTTCAGGAATACCTTATTATTCTGATTCTGGCACAGCACCAAGTTTAAATTTAACTGGAGTTACAGTAACTAACTTAACTGGCCAATGTTACTCTGATGTTTCTAATCCAGTTGAAGTTGACGCTGATTCTCGATTAGAAGGCAGTGCAGGTTCTGCAATAGCAAATTTAGATTTTACATATGCAAATATTGACGGTTCATCAACTATGTTAAGCAGTGGAACACCTACTGTTAACGTAGGAGTTTCTTCAGCATATACACTTGGCACTCTTGCTGTTCCAGTTACTACATCAGGTTCAGCAAAAACAGTTAACGAAATTAAAATAAGAGCAAGAAATTGTAATGGTGCAGGTAGCTACAATACTTCTAGCACAACAAAAATTCAAGTTTATAATGCAGCAACATCTGGTTTTGACAAAGAAGACGGCGGGATTGCAGTAGCAGATGCTTTAGGTTCATCACATGATGATGACGCTAAACGCATTTTTGATTTTAATGCAGCTACTACGAACACTCCTGCTTTTAATGGTGCAACAAACTTTTATACTAATAGTGTTTATTCAGCATCAAGTGATCCTGGGGTTGCGGGAACAAAAGAAGCAACTGTTCGATTTGGTGTAATAAAGTATGATGTAACTAATTGGAGTTCAGGTTATTTGCCTGCAGGACCAAATAGAAGTGGTGATACGGGTACGCAATACTTTACATTTGCTTTCCGTAGAGCAACCGTAGCGAACTTTGATATTAATATTACATCGAGTGGTATTGCAGGACTTTGGATTGCGGCGCCTGGAACTGGTATAGATGACAGTTCAGGATTAAATGGTTGGTTACAGGCAGATACAGCATATGGTGGTAGTGGGCAACCTGGTAGTGACACAGGTAATAGTGGAAATGGTAGCAATGGATGTGCGTATACGTCTGGTGATAGAATAGCAGCAAGCACAAGCCTTAGTGGCGGTTATACTATGACATTAGGTACTGAAAACCTGAGTAATGCAACAGCAAATGTTGCTCTTGTTCGTATTGCTCTTACTAGCGGGCAATCTGTAACCGCATTGAGTATATCGTGAGGTTAGATAATGGCTATTACTGACACACAAAAAATTGATTATCTTTGGAAAAAGATAGGTTACGCCGCAACTAAAACAGATACAAATGCGAATAAAAAAGCACCTAACGAAGCCATAGCAAGTCCGCTACCGTTACGTGCTGATAAAGTTTGGAAACTAGCTAGTTCAATACCTGCTACACAACCAGGCAGTAGTAGTAGTCCTTTAACAGTTTATCCAACATCTGCGCCAACAGAATGTACTGCTGATGTTACAGCAACAACAAGTAGAACATGGAAAACTGGATTAGCTGATTGGATACCGCCTGAATTTGGTTCTACATATCTAGTAAAAGTTTATGTTCATACTTCAAGTAATGCGGGCTCTGCCGCAGGCAGTGGAGATACATTGTCTGCAACAGGATCAGGAAATAATGACGAATGGTTCTTTGATTATCAAAGTGGAGTATTACATTTTATTGGTACTAACCTACCTAATGGTATAAGTTTTTCCGGTAAAAGCGTTTATATAGCTGGTTCAAGATATACTGGTGAATTTGGAGTAGGCGGTGATACTGGTGCATATACGTTTACTGATAACCGCATACAAACAACCAGTACAAACGAAGAAATTATTATAGAGCCAGCCGGTACAGGTTATGTTGCTATTGATGCATCAAGTGGATTAATTGTACCTGTAGGAACAACTGCACAACGTCCTAGTGGACAAGCAGGTATGTTGCGTTTTAATGAACAAACATCAGTATTAGAAGTTTACAGCGGAAGTTCATGGGGTAATGTTGGTGCAGGAGGCAGTACTGTTACAGTCGATGACTTTACTGGAGATGGAAGTGATACCACGTTCTCACTATCACAAACTGGATCAGCTGGCAGTGTGATTGTTAGCATAAACGGTGTTGTTCAAGAAACAGATACATATGGAATTAGTGGAACTACATTAACGTTTAGTGAAGCACCAGCTAATGGTGACTCAATTCAAACTAGAAACTTTTTTAGTGGTGCTACAGTCAATGTTGCAAAACTACAAGACGCTGACGAAGATACTAAGATACAAGTAGAAGAAAGTTCAGACGAGGATACTATAAGATTCGATGCTGCTGGTACTGAAATAGCAACGATGACTAGTAGCAAAACAGAATTTGCTACCGCAGTTCAATTAGCAAGTTTGACAACTACTCAGCGTAATGCACTTACTGCTGCCAATGGTATGGTAATTTATAATACTACAACCAGCAAATTCCAAGGATATGCTGGTGGATCTTGGGTAGACTTCCATTAAGGAACAGTTAACTCGGTTGTTATAATTGTTTTTAGTATAACTACATTCCCAACATTAGGAATATTTCGTAATATTTGCACTTCAATTTCTGCTAATGGTCTTACATCGTCCATTGCTTTACCTAAATCTTCAGGCCTGTTAATAACAACGCCGTTGATTTTTTGAATTATATCGTTTTTTCTAAATCCAGCCAACGCCATAGGCCCTCCCTCCTCAACGCCATTAATAATAACTAATCCAGTGGTTTTATCTAAAATAAATGCTAGTCCTAGTTTTCCTCTTTTAACCTTGCCTTTTTCAATTAAAGTGTTAATAATTGAAACTGCACGATTACTAGTAACACTAAAATTAACACCAATGCTTCCAGTATGATTTGGACTTAAAATAAAACTATTAATACCAATAACGTTACTATTAGCATCAAGCAAAGGGCCGCCGCTATTTCCCTGATTTATACTAACATCTGATTGAATAACTTCTTGCCAAGTATTTGCAATACGTTTTTTAACTGAACTTACAATTCCTTGTGTAATAGACCATTCTTGACCAAGTGGATGACCAATAGCAATTACTTGCTCACCTTGCACTACGTGGTCGCTGTTTCCAAACTTTAAAGGAGTTAATTTTTCTAAAATAGTTTGACCTTCTGTAGTTTCCATTTTTAAAACTGCAATGTCACTAACCTTATCTGTGCCTACTATTATTGCTCGATGTTGTTTTAAATTATTTTTAAAACCAATATAAAGCGCAGTGTTTGGTGCGCTATTAGCAACATGATCATTAGTAATTAAGTATTTTATGTTGTTGATTGAAACAACAAAACATGTACCAACTCCAGTAGTTGGAACTGATTGGTGCTGGTATAAGTTTGGCAACTTAAATTTTTCAAATGGATTTTCACTATTACTCTTACTGTCAATAACCACAGTTTCTTGCGAAAACTCAACTAAACATACACTGTCAATAGTATTCTTAACAACATCCTTGAAACTATGAGCACTAACATTACTTGAGTAAGAAAGTGCCAATAGCACGACCGCTGCTCGCATCAAATTGGTCCACATACTTGTTAATCCTTTTCTGTTTTACACTAGATTGTTGTGCTATAACATAATGGTTACAGTTAGAACAACAATGCATTTGTGTAGGTTTAAATTTCTTACTAGTTTTTTCAAACTCAGAACCGCATCCGTCACACTCTAATACGTAAATTTTTTGTCTAGTAGTTACTTGTTCTTTTTTATTATTTTTATAACGATTATGAGTGTTTGATTTATAATAAGTTGTTACTAGCATTATATCCAGTATTTAGCATGCGGCTTCATAGCCTATGTAAATAAATACAATATAACACCTGTAGGAGGTTTCTAGAAAAATGGCAAAGCAAAGTATTAACCTTGGAGCAGCTGCTAATGATGGCACTGGCGATCCATTAAGAACAGCATTCGATAAAATTAACGATAACTTTACTGAACTTTATGCAGTAAGTGGTGCTGGCACAGGCAACAATGTTGCAATAAGTGGCAACAGTATTATTAGTGAAAATAGCAACGGCGACATTACGCTAGATCCAAACGGAACTGGTCGTATTGTGTTAGCTACCGCAAGTCAACTTAGGTTCACAGATCATACAGATAATGCTGTACCATATGCAGACGCTGACGGTGATATAACATTTTCTAGTAACTTATTATTTAATGGAACAGACTTGACTGTTGCCAGCGCAAAAGTAAGCGATCTTACAGACAACAGAGTAGTAATAGCTGGAACAAGCGGGGCGTTAGAAGATAGTAGTAACTTAACATTTGATGGTTCTACTATGACAGTAACTGGCACAGTGCAAGTAGGCGGGCAATTAAGTCTTAATGATAACAGAATTTCTACACTACAAACAAACGAAAACATTGACATGGATCCAAGCGGAACTGGAACAGTTAACTTTGCTGTACCAACACAAGCAACTGTAGGATCAGCAGGCAGTGCTGCCGCATTACCCGGACAACCAACAGGGTATATTAAGATAGCAGTTTCCGGAACAGATTACGTAATACCATACTATGCGGTTTCTTAAGGAGTAACCAATGTCAAAACAAACAATTAATGTTGGTTCTAATCAAGATGATGGTACTGGTGATTTACTAAGAACAGCATTTACAAAAGTAAACGATAACTTTACTGAATTATATAACGAAGTTGGCGGAACTGATCTTAGTAATATTAGGTTTAGCGGAAGCACTATTACTACAGATGAAACCAACACAAACATAATTATTAATCCAAATGGTGTTGGCAAAGTAGACATACAAGCTGATGCATTGTTTAATGAAAATGCAGATATAACAGGAGCCGTAACTATTGGCGGTAACCTAGGTGTAACAGGCGGAACTAGTCTTGCAAGTACATTAACGGTAGGTAGTACCTTAGATGTTACTGGCGCAACAACATTATCAAGTACACTGGGTGTCACAGGAACCAGCACACTAGCTAGTTTTACAGCATCAGGAACAGCCGCTATTACAGGAACTACTACTCTTTCAGGAAACTTAATTGCTAACGGAAGTGTTGATTTAGGAGACACCAGTGCTGATACTGTTACTATTACTGGTAGAATTGACAGTAGTCTTGTTCCAAATGCAAATACTACATATAATATAGGCAGTGACAGTTTACGCTGGGCAACAGGATACTTTAATACCATTGATGTAACAACGTTAAGCGTTGGTGCAACTGTTATGGATACTATTAGTATTTCTGGTAATAAAATTAGTACTAACGCTACTAATGCTAACATTGAGTTAGATCCAATTGGCACTGGTATTGTTGATATTAGAAGTAACCTTACTTTAAACGGCAATACAATGACAGGAAATGTTACTGGTAACCTAGTAGGAAACGTAACAGGTAATATTGGATCGTCCGGCACAAGCACGTTTACTACTGTTGATATTAACGGCGGCGCTATTGATGGAACAACTATTGGAGCCGCGGCACAAGCTGCAGGTTCGTTTAGTCAGGTAACAGTTGACCGAGTAGGAATAGATACCGCAACTATCAGTACATCTAGTGGTGATCTAATTTTAGCGAGTGCTGGGGACGTTAGTGTATCTAATAAGAAGATTACTCAATTAGCAGCTCCGGCATCTGGAACAGATGCAACAAATAAAACATATGTAGACGGCAGAACTTTCCAACAGATTACTGATGCTTCAGCAACTACTACTAACCATGTCACTATTGATAACTTAAATTTTGCAGACAATAATATTTCTAGTGTTAATACTAACTCTGACATTGTACTTATTCCTGCAGGCACAGGTAATTTAGTTGTACAAGGCGGAATACGTTTACCAATGCAAAGTGGTAATCCAACAGCAGATACAAGTAGCGGTTATGTGTTTAGCAAACTAGACACTAATGCAGAAGTACATGTTATGGATGGCGCGGGTAACGTTACTAAAATTTCACCACATAATAATACTGGTGAATGGGAATACTATTCTCGTAATGTTAACACAGGAAAAGTTATGCGTGTTAATATGGAGCGTATGATTAGAAAACTAGAGGAACTTACTGGAGAAACGTTTATTGAAGAAGTTTAAATATATGGGTTGAATTAGAAATAAACAGACCATATAAATAAATTTAACTACTGATACGTGTCTTAGGAGGAGCATAAGATGGCTATTACGAGAATTAAAACAGATCAGATAACTGATTCTGCTGTTACTACAGGAAAAATTGCAGATGATGCGATCACAGCAGCAAAATTAGCTGATTCGATCACATATGGTAGTGACTTAACAATCTCTGGCAATTTAACAGTTAGCGGAACAACCGTTGCTGTTGCGACTACGAACACCAGGGTTGATGATGCCATAATCTCATTAGCCCAAGGTACTTCTGGTTCACCAAGTGAGGATGCAGGTATCCTTATCGACCGCGGTTCAAGCGACAACGTTG